ATATGTCATATGGTGCGATATTTACTATGAAAGAGAGGAATAAACAATGGCAGCACAAACAGGAGTATTTCCGGTTTATGAAAACCAGTTTAAGATAGGCGCAGATAAGGCAACAGCTACAACTATAGCAGATATGGAGACATTTTCAGTGTCTTTTAGCAACGGTGTTGAAACATGGACCCCTATGGAGCATAAGGGATGGCAAAGAGCCTTAATGACTGCAAAGGCCGTAACAATCACTATAAACGGCAAGAGAAACAAGGGTGATACAGGCAATGACTTTATCGCTAAAAAGGCATTTACAAACGGCAGAGACTCAGAAGGATACTTCTGCTGGACATTCCCGGATGGTACTACAGTTGAGTGGGATATGGCGGTATTTGACGTAAAGAACATGGGAGCAGGAGACTCAACAAATGTTGCACCTCTTGAGTTTGATGTGATCAGTAACGGCAAGCCTAAGGTAACACCGTCAGTATAGGAGGAAGTAAATGAGTAAAGTAATAGATATAACTGATAAGCTAAGCTTTGAAGGTAATCCCAAGTTGGTAGTAAAGGGAGTTGAATTAGAAGTCAATTCTGACGCTCCAACAGTACTCCTTTTCATGCAACTCATGGGCAGAATGGACGAAGCCAAAGATGATATGGATGCCAATACACTGCTTAAAGCTTATGATCTTTTATTCTCAGAAGAGACAAGAGAAAAGATAAAAGAGCTGGGGGTAGATTTCAAGGACTTGATGGTTATTGTGCAATCTGCAGTTGGACTTATAAATGGTGGAAACAACGAGGGGGAAAATTAGACCCCTATTATGATTTATTTGAGGACTACGACTTGATCGTGTCCTCTTTTTTATCGCAATACGGGGTCAGATTAATGAACCGAGATTTTAAAGAAATGCAGTGGGATGAGTTCAAGGCGCTTTTGGCAGGAATATCTCCGGATACTGCATTGGGCAGAATTGTATCAATAAGAGCAGAAGACGATAAGAATATCCTTGATAACTTCACTCCGGAACAGCACAAAATCAGAAATGAGTGGAGAAAGAGAAGAGCACAAAATAAGACTGATGAGGAGAGAAATGCTTTCCTTGACGGTTTGAAGGAAGCATTTATTAAGATGGCAGGAGGTGACTAATGGCAGGAGCTAGTGCTGGATCAATACAGCTTGATTTGGAACTAAATCGAAGAGGTTTCGACCAACAGCTTAATAGCTTAAGTAATGTAGCAAAAAAAGCCGGAATGGCCTTGTTTGCCGCGTTTTCTGTGAAGAAGTTAGTTGATTTTGGCAAATCTTGTATTGAGCTTGGTTCAAATCTTGCTGAGGTTCAAAATGTTGTAGATGTAACATTTACACATATGTCTGACAGGGTAGATAAATTTGCCAAAGATGCAGCGGTCAACTTTGGTCTATCAGAGACAATGGCGAAGCAGTACATGGGTACCATAGGAGCCATGTCTAAGTCATTGGGTTTTTCAGAAAAGGCTGCATATGAGATGAGTGAGGGCATCGCTTCCCTTGCAGGAGACGTTGCGTCCTTTTACAACATATCTCAGGATAGTGCTTTTGACAAATTGCAATCTATCTTTACCGGAACAATAATTCCTCTTCGTGAGTTTGGTATAAATATGTCTCAGGCAGCGCTACAGGAATATGCACTAAGAAATGGAATTACAAAATCAATAGATGCCATGTCAGAGCAGGAAAGGGTAATGCTCCGATATAGATTTGTAATGGACGGATTAAAGGATACACAAGGTGATTTCCTTAGAACATCTGACGGATGGGCTAACCAAGTTAGAGTATTAAAGCTTCAATTTGATTCTCTTAAGGCTACAATCGGACAAGGACTTATTAATGTATTCCTTCCTGTTATTAAGATGATAAATGGTCTTATAGGAAAGTTAATGTCTTTGGCCAACGCATTTAGGGCGTTTACAGAGATGATATCGGGTAAAAAAGCCTCTGCAGGTGCAAGTGTTGCCAAGGCTGCAAGCGATATTAGCGATATGGCAGGCGCTGCAGGTGGGGCGGAAGATGCCTTGGGTGGTACAGGCAATGCTCTCAAAGGTGCAGGAGATAAAGCGAAAAAGGCAGCAAAAGACATAGCGAATGCTACAGCAGGTATAGACGAGCTGAATATAATCAGTAAGCCTGAAGGAGCTTCCGGGGGATCAGGATCCGGAGGCGGAGCAGGTGGTGGCGGTGATTACGGGGCTGATGATTTCGATATGGGTAAACTCGCCGAAGGTGAGGGAGAAGTCGATGGATTGTCTAGCAAAATCAAAGGGTTAATTGACTATGTAAAAGAACTTTTTGGAGTATTCAAAGAGGGATTTAAAGTAGGACTTGGGGACACCTCGGTATTCGACTCTATAAAAAAATCAATAGAGTCTATAGGAGACAGCGTTAAAGATATATTCTTATCTCCTGAGGTACTAAGTGCAGCAGATAAGTTTGCTAAGGCGACTGCATATTCATTGGGTCAGATGGCAGGTGCTTCTGTAAGCATAGGGCTTACTGTGGCTGATAATATTCTTGGTGGAATATCAAAATATCTTGAGCAGAATAAAAAAAGAATAAAAAGCTATTTTGTAGACATGTTCAACATAGGTGCAGAAGTAGCAAAGATAAGAGGGAATTTTGCTACTGCAGTGGCTAATATATTTACGGTATTCCGTGGGGATAACGCTAAACAGCTTACAGCAAATCTGATAGGTATCTTTGCAAGTACCTTTATGGGTCTAACTGAGATTGTAGCAAAGTTTGGAAGAGATCTTACGAACCTCATGACTGCTCCGATTATCGAAAATGCAGAAGCTATAAAAGATACACTTGAGAGCCTTGTTATGGCTGTATCAAATATTTACGGTACAGGAAAAGGTATAGTAGACCATTTCATGGACTCATTAAATAAGACCTATGACGCTCATGTGAAACCGTTTATCGACTCGATAACAGAAGGGGCGTCGAAGATAGTGGCTGTATTGTTAAAAGCTTATAACGACAATATAAGGCCTATTATGGACTTGATAGGAGCGAAGTTTGGAGAGTTTTCCGAAAAACATTTAAAACCATTGATAGATAGATTTATGGAGTTTGCAGGAAAAATCATAGATGTAATTGCAAAACTATGGAATTCAATTCTTGCTCCATTCATTGCATGGTTTATAGAAAATTTTGGACCTCCTATAAAAGCAGGATTGGAAGGGATAATAAATATATTCTTTACTCTCCTAGGGCATGTTACGGATATAATAAACGGTTTGATTACTGCATATACAGGTTTGATTGACTTTATAGTCGGTGTTTTTACCGGCAATTGGTCATTGGCATGGGAAGGCATTAAAACTATTTTTTTCGGCATTTGGGAAATGATGAAAAATCGACTAACTGCGATACTTGACTTAATGGCCGGATTAATCATAGCAAACCTCAATAACGTACTGGCAAGGTGGACGTTTGCATGGAATGCTGTAAGAGATCTTGCTGTAAATGTATGGAATTACATTAAGGATTATATAACAAACACCTTTAACGCAGTAAGAAACCTCATAGGAAGTGTATTAGAAGCTATAAAATCAGCTTGGAATAGTGCATGGGATGTTGTAAAGAATAAGACTAATGAAGCATGGAATAATATAAAAAATTCCATCACTACCACTTTTAATACGATAAAAACCGGAATAGACAACACTCTAAACAGTATAAAAACTGCTTGGACAAATGTGTGGACAAGCGTTAAGACCACAACGGAGAGTATTTGGAACGGTATTTGGTCAGTGATAAAGGGTGCTATAAACAAGATTATTAGCGGAGTTGAAAATATGGTTAACTCGGTTGTTAGAGCTATCAATACATTAATTGAGGGGATTAACAATGTTGCCGATAAGGTACCGGGCATAAAAGGAGACACCATACCAAAGCTTAGAGAAGTGAGACTTCCAAAACTTGCGCAGGGCGGTTTTGTAAAGGCCAATACACCGCAACTTGCTATAATTGGAGACAATAAAACTCAAGGTGAGATTGTAGCTCCTGAGGGCAAATTGCAAGAAATGGCGGATAAAGCTGCAAGGTCAAACATCGGTAGCGGATCAGCAGAACAGATGGATAAAATGATAGATCTGATGTCTACATTAGTGTCTTTAGTAGGTGGATTAGATTTAACATTGAATCTTGATGTTCGTGAGTTTACGCAAAGACAGGATGAACTAAAGAACCGTTTAGGGTACAGAATGACTTAGAGGTGGAATATGAGTTTTTTGATTATAAACAACACAGAAGTACCTGCTCCGGATGTCGGAGCTACTCTTACGGTTGCAACCAACGTAGATGCGGGAAAGAATGCAAATGGAACTTTTGTAGGACAGAAAGTAGGAAGAGACCAATACAAGATTGATTCTTTGCAATGGTCTTTTCTTACTGCTACAGAGTGGAGCACTATACTTAGGTTATTTGATGATTTTCGTGTAGTGGCCAGATTTCCTGATATGGTAAATAACAGATTTACAACTTTGATATTATACCCGGGCAATCGTACTGCTATCCCTATTGAATGGGATGATGACGGACTTCCAACAATGTATAAGTCCTGTAAAGTAAATCTAATAGATTGTGGAGAATTGTGATGCAAAACTGTAGTAATGCGTATAAACAGCAGATAAAAAAACACTATAGAAATCTTGCACACATGGCGGTTTCTATTGGTGTTATCAATCAAGAAGCTCAAGAAGATGCCACGGTTAATAAAAAAGAAGAATACACATATTTCTCAGATTTGGAAAAACTGCTTTCCAATTTTGAAGTAAAGAATCCATACGCAACTCTGGAAGAATCATTTACTAAAGTAGATGGTTCTTTCTTCTTCTTACCAAGGAACGAAAGCAGGCATAATTTAGCAAATCAAGGGGTAGTATCTGACGGAGTTATACGTTTCGATTTTACAAAGCCTTTTGATATAAAAGGACTAACAATAGAGTTTGCTCATGTGTATCCATTGAATTTTACAGTAACAACGAACAATAAGTCAGTGACTTTTGAGAATACCGGAACATTCTTTAAGACAGATGAAATATTTAACGGTACAACTTTTATAGAAATTAAAGCAAACAAAATGCTTTATGAACACACAAGGTTCAGAATCTATAGAATGATTATGGGATTTGGAGTGTACTTTGATAACCGTAAAATTATAGGATCTACAAAGAAAGAGCACATCAGTCCTATTATGGAAGATTTACAGACTTTGGACTTCTCCATGGACGTGGAAAATAGAGACCGTACATATGATGTCGAGAATGAGAAAAGTACTATCAACTTCCTAGAGGTTGGGCAGGATGTTTCTATAAGGTATGGATATGAACTTGACGATGGCACAGTGGAGTGGTTTCAGGGCGGTAAGTTGAAATTAACCAAGTGGAGCTCAAACGATATAAAGCTATCAATTAGTGCAAAGGATAGGTTTGATTCTCTTGATGGAACTTATCAAAAAGGAATATACAAAGAAGAGGGCGCAAGTCTTTATGATTTGGCAACAGATGTATTCCTTGATGGTGGTGTAGATGTAAGAGATTTTGAAATCGATCC